GCATATTAAAATTAGCTCGTCTTTCCAGCTCCCTTTCATTTGATCGACCGCTGAGGCCTCCCAACTAATTTTTCCTGCAATTTGAGCCTCTTTAAGGCTTTTCTGTGCCTTAATTTCAGTCAATGCTAAGTCTGCTTTCGCTTTTTTAGTCTCAACAAAGCCTTTTACTGCATTACCAACTAAATTTGACAGTGGGCCTATTAATAAATTAAGCATTTTTCTTTACTCCTTTAATTTTTCCTTTGTTTATGCTTGCATAAAACACTTTTGCACCTTCTTTCTTGCCATAAGTCTTTTTCATGGCTTTTTTTATCTTTTTACCCTTCTTGTTTAGGGGCATTTGTCCTCTGTCTAGCTACACTTGCTCTTAAATCTGCTAAATCATAGTCTTTTTGTAATTTTTTAGCGTCTAAAATCTGTTTATAATCAAATTGGTTCTCTTTTAAGCCTTGTTGTTCACCTTTTAGCTGAGCATCCATCTCCATTTCGGCTTGACGAAGTGCTAATTCTTGTTGTTTCAACAATACTAGAGGATCTACACTTTGATCTTGTAAGGCCTCTTGCTCTTCTGAAATCATTAATTCGGTAATCTTTGCTATTTCTTCGTCAACTAATTGCATTTTTGCCATTTGTAGTTTTTGAATTTCTTCAGGTGGGACTTGATCACCAAATTTTCTTCTTAGATTCTCTGCCTCTTCGACTAAAGCACGTTCAACTTGTTGTTCTGCTAAAAAAGACACGTGTTGATTTATATGTGATGCTAAAGTTACGATAGCCATAGGATTACTTTTTACTAATGATGAAGATAAAAAAGTTCTATGAGCTTTTATATGTAAGGCATGATCTTGTTGAGGAAAGGCTTGTAGAGGTTGACCTCTGAGAGTCACACTATGTTCTAATGCTGCATTTGCTGGTTGAGGTCCTTTAGGAAGTGGTAATATCTGCTCAATATCTTTTACACCTAATGCTATGTACATTCTTCTATATGCTTCATAAAGATTATGCATTTGAGGATTGCTTTGAGCTAGTTGTAGTTGGTTTTGTGCAAGAGTCACACGTTGTGACATAGAAAATATATTTGGATCGGATACAGGTAGAATATCTATTGCATCTGCAAAATCTGCCTGTTTAATTTCTCTTGGTCCTCCCGAAACAGCATACGGATATGCCGGTGGTAAAACTAATTGAAATATTTTTGCTAATAATTGAAATTCTTTTTTCTGTGCGTAATGTAATCTTTTGTGAACGGCTGACATAACTTTTGTACCACGCTCCATCAAAGCCATGGTTGTGCCAACAGGAGTTTGTGAACTACCTATTTCTGATAGCTGCATGTCTGCAACAGTTGCAAATTGCTTTGCTGCATCTACACAGAAACCTAATAGTTGCATTAAAGTTTGATCTGGACCCTTGTAAGGTAAAGGCATTAATGCTTCACGTATAATACCATTTGGTGCATCAACGTCTCTAAACTCACCGGGTTGTAGTGGTTGATCATCATCACGTATTCTTAGTCCACGTGATTTAAATCCTGCTGGTAAGTTTGATAACGTACCCGCATCTAATAATTGACGTAACGCTGAAGTGGCAGATCTTGTAAGACCACCAATCATATGTATTAAACCGAAGCCATAGAATCCTAAACCAGGTAAAAATTTGTAATGTACAAAATAATCATTTTTCTTTTTTAAAGGATCGTTTTGATTGTAGTTTCTGTATACCGATATAATTGTATTTGAACTTCTGTCAATAGTTACAATGTAAGGAAGCATGATACCACTTGGTTCACCATTTTTAGTATTCATATCTTCAAAACCTTCTAGGTCTAAATCGACATGCATTTCATAAAGTTCCACCATATCTTCGGCAGCGTATGAGCCAGGTGACTCACCATCAATCTGATCTTTCTTTTCTTGTAAGTCAGATGTGTCGGATCCATCATAACCTTCAGTATCAATGTCGAGATAAAAACCCGATACTTGTTTTTTTCTCAAATCATTTTTTGTCATTTTAACGACTTGTGTAATTCTTTCACAATCGTCAAGATCTGCACAACCGTAAGGAACTATCACATCCTCAGCAGGTATAAATTTTGATGTCGCTCTACCGGCTACTTCGTCATAATAAATTTTTTTAAATGCACTACCTGATAAAGGTAATTGAAATAATAACTGGTCCATCTCAGGATTGTAGTCTTCCATGACATGAGTAATCTCATAATTCATATAATCCTTGACTCGCTCTGCTGCTTGTTGAAGCTCGGGGGAGTTTGCTCCCACGACTTGTGTTCTTACAGGACCATCACTAGGTAAAAGTTCAACGTAAGCCATCGCTTGAAATTGTGTAACGGCTTGTGCTAGTACAGGGTGGTTGACACTTGCAGCACCACGAAACGGTCTAGTTCTCTCTTCATACTTAAAACCTAAAAGATCAAGACCCTTTGTATATGATTGTTCCCAATCTTCTCTTGTAGCTTTATCATTATCAACTTTTTCAATTAGTTCGTTTGATAAACCTTGAAGATAAGATGCGTCTAAAACTTCAGCTAGATTGGAGGAGAAAGATGTTTGTATTTGTTCTTGTTCAGGGTCAACAACAGCAGATCCATCATCTTCAATTATAATGTCTGGATTCTGTTGTCCTGTTTGTAAATCTACTTCTTGTCCTAGCTCTTCAACATTAATCTCTTCATCGCCTCCAGGGCCTATAGGGTTTTCATTTTGCGGTGTTGGAACGCTAGAATTAAACTTTTGTACCATTAATATTCTCCAAATATATCAGTAATTGAAACTAAACCATCAGAGGCAATTTTACCACCATCTTTTTTACCATAAATAAACATAGGACCCTGCTTGGTAGTTTCTTCAGGTAAGGTCAATGTAAACATTTTTACTCTCTGGGGATTATATTCGTCTATAATTATTGTAGCATTTTCTGCTTTATCTCCGTCACCTAAAGGCACAAGTTCGAATCCATCATCTTGTTTTATTTTAACGTAATATTCCATAGTCTGACCGGGTGCTATTTCTCTTCTCAAAACAACTTCATTCAGATTTGTACCTGCATAATCTAAAGCTATTCTTTCAATTTCAGTATCTAAAAAATTCTGTATAGCTTGAGGACTGTTGCCATCACCTCTTGGTTCAAAATCTTTTAATAGTTGAAAATCACCGTCTACGCCTTTATTAGAAATTTTTATTCCTTTGGTAGCTTTTGACGGATCTACAATTTCTTCAATTTTTAAATTATTTTTACTGCCTGTGTACTTCTTAGCGATGTTCTTCATTTCCTGCACTGTAATGTTGTCGTATATAGTTTTAAATTTTTTAGCTTCAGGCCCATCAGGATCTTTACCCCATCTTTTGTTTACTAATTCTGACGGAAAGATTGCTACTTTGTTTATGCCATTAGCCTGTGCATCTTGAATTGTAGCTTTAACCAAAAGATCAATATAATCTTTACCTTTGTTAAAAGGTAAAACAGGAAAACTTTGTACGGGTCTAAATCTTGCTTCATAAGTAGGGTTTGCATTAGCGAAGCGTTCAAGATCTTCTGTATTATCGACATCTAAAATTTTAATATTTTTAAGTTGATCCTCATAATTTGTGCCTCTGTTTAATTCAAACAGTGCATTAAACTTTTGTCTACCCTCTTCTTGTAAAGCTACTATTTTATTTTGGAAATCAGGATCTACAACTCTAGCCCTATTTTGATTTGCAATGGTTGTAATTCGCTCTTGAATTTCAGTCAATTCTTTAACCACATTAGGTGTTAATTGATCTGCAAAGGTAGGGTTGTTAGGGCGAACTAAATCAGAGGTTTCCATAAACTTTAACATGCTTTCGGGGTAATCCCTTTCTATTTTTTCAAGCATGTCCTGCATGTAAGTGTCACCTTGTGCAATTTGATTTTTTAATTTTTCTTTATAATTTCTTATCATCACTGCAGTGCCCTTCATTCTCTCTTGTTCTTTTTTTAAATTTGTTAACATGTCAGTTTGAATTTCTTGAATAGCAGCAACTGTATTACCATCTACGTCTTTGTAGTCAGCGACTCTTGTAAAAGCGATGACGTTAGGATCTTTGCCAAAATGTGAAGAGTTAAAAAATTGTTTTTCTTGACCTGGTAGTTTGTCAACATTAACCACTATTTCTCTGTAATTAGTCCCTTGACTGTCCAAAGGTTGACTACCTGAACCTTGATGAGTAGGTTTACCCATGTAAGCACCTAAACTACCAGGAGGTGTATTTGTAGCCGGTTGTCTTTTAATTTTTACTTCGATGTTTGCAATAGGCGAGTTTTCATAAACATCAATTAAATTTTGTTGAGTTAGTTTTGTATTAGGAAAAAATTTTTCTATGTCCTCTAAATAATTGAAAATACCTGCGTCCTTCATCTCTGATTGAGGCACACCAATTTTTCCTGTGTAATACTTTAGCCAATCTTTTGGTAAGGCACTCTTAGGTGCGTTTGGATTTGTAGTTGACTCTATAAAGAAAGATTTAAATGGAAAATCACCAGGATCTACATTTGGAACCATGGGTGTTGTGCCCGGTGCAGTAGGTATATCAGATACAACTTTTTTAGGTGTTAGCAAGCCAGGAACTTTTCCAAATATTTTAAATAAATTACCCGCTCCAAAAGCTTGTAAGTTGCCTGAGTCCACCGCTTTTTTAAAAAAGTCGTCATCCATAGCAGGATCAGGTGCGAACTGTTGTTGATTAATATTTTGCAACGGATCACCGCCAATGGCCATGCGTACAGGACCGCCTCGATTGAAAAAACTAAAATCAGGTGTTCCTGCAGCTATTTTTCCCATAATACCAGCCAAAGGACTTCTTTTTCCAAGTGGCCCTGTCTTACCTACAAACTTTGGTTCTTTAATACCTAACTCACCGTCCCTAATATGATCTAACCAATATTGTTTTAGATCCTCTAGTGTTGGTTCATTACTAAGATCTGCGCCTAAAACAATGCTTGGTTTGGATTCTCTAATTTTAGTTCTCTCGCCTTCATCAAATTTTTCAATTTTTAATAATTCACCCTTCTCATCAACTCTATTAGGAAAAGCACCTTTTAATAATTGTGCTACTTGAGGATCATCTATTTTGTGTATAGAGGTAACAAGTCTTTCTCCAAATTCATCATTAATTTTTTGAATATTTGCAATTATCTTATTAATTAATTGTACGTTTGAGGGTGTATTTTTAAATCCACCATCTGGATTTCTTGGTAGATCTTTTAATTCCTTTATAAATCTTTTAATAGACTTATCTACAGCAGCTTGTTGTCCAGTGTTGATTCCTGAAAAGTTTACTTTAATTAAATCAGCAAACCCCCCAGCACCCGGTAATTCTTTCGTGTAAGCTCTAATAGGAAAGGAGTGTGATAAATCAGTTTTATACATACTTATCAAAGCTTTTCTAAAATCCTTGTCATCGTCATAATTTTTTTTTGTGGCTCTGCTTAAAGCACTTTTAAATTTTTCTATAAAAGCAGCTTGTTGTGGTGTTGGGTTTGGATTAAAAAAGTATTCGTCTACTTGACCACTTAACCATTTATTAAATTCATCTCTTATTTCAATTTTAGATATTAATTTTGGTAAATTTTCTGGTTCAGTTAAATCAACTAACATTTTATATTCGTCATCAATCATTTTTTGACCAACGTTAAATGAATACTCTGGGTACTCTGCTTTTATTTCTTTTGGTGATAGATTAGGATTAAGTTTTTTAAACTCTTCTTTAGTAAGTCCGCCTGACGCTTTTACAAGTTTATTTAATTCGTCAGGATCATGTCTATAACTGTGTACTAGCGCATAAAAATTATTTCTACTTTTTGCACGTTCTGATCCATATATGCCATAATTTTCTAATATTGATTCAGCTTTTTTTTGATTACCTTTTTTATTTTCGTTTTTGTTGTAAACATCTTTTTTAAAACCTGGTTTTTTAATATCTTCATAGCCTGAGAAATTATCAAATAAATATTTATCCTTCATACTTTTAATTGAAGTGTTTTTTAGAAGTTCACTCTGAAAAAAAGATACACCCTTATCTTTAAATTTAGATTTATTAGCTGCGTAATATGCCTCCATTTCTTGTAGTATTGGATCAAATTTTTCTGCGGACAATTGTGCCGCTTTTTTTGTTCCTAAACCTGCTACCTCGGTTCCTGCTATTTCACCTGGTAAAGCTTGTTCTAATCTATAGTTTGCAGGTAAAGTTCCTGCAGCTTGTCTTTTATATATTTCAGTCAATAAATCTTTATAATTTGTCATGCCATAATCCTTAGCAAACTGACTAATGCTTTTCGGAGCTTGATTTGGATTTTCTTCTAAAGCTTTTTTTACCTTTAATTGTGTAGCCTCAGATCCTTTGAGATTTTTGTCTATTCTATCTTGATAGGTTTTTGGAATTTTTATTATTGGTCCACCTGAACCACCTTCTGTATCAGGAGCTTTCATAATGGTGCTTTGTATATTTTCTACTGTTTTTCCTCCTCCAAGTATTTCCTCTCCTAACTCTATTTTTTGTTGTTCTGATATGGGCATCTTACCAATCACAGCTACGGGGTCTGCTTTTTCTTCAGGACTTAGATTATCAAAAAAAGGTCTTATACCTGGGCCAAATTTTTTAATTGCAAATCTTACTAACTCATCTCCGCCTGCTATCTCACCTATGGCAGACACAATACCTAATGCTCTTTCGAAGCCAGTAGCCTCGCCTCTGTTAATTTTTTCTCTTAGACCAGAATAAAATTGAGGTTCAAAAAGAAGAAGCTGCTATTGGAGAAGGAACTGCTAAAACTCCAAACTTGACATTTAATTTAAGTGAAGGTGAAATATCTAAAGCAGTAGAAGAATTACAAAATCCTATTAAAAGCTTTAGAACTATGAATATAGAGGCTCTTGTTAAACAAGAAGCTGAGCAACCTCCTACTGGTGATATGTCTACAGGAAGTCCAACTTGGACTGAAAGAAATCAGACT